GACCTACTAGCAAAGCCGCGCCGCAACAGGGATGATGATATGAAGCTGGCCCAGTTGCAACATGAATGGACGGACAGCTTGCTGCAAGTAGGGCGACCTTCAGGTTCCGGTGGTGAAGAAAATGAGTAATTTAATAGACAAATTGCAAAAGCATAGATTCGTTCCCGATGAAAGAAAAATCAAAGAAAAAGGAGGTGACAGTAAATGGCAAGGCGATTAGTTGACACTGTGAACAAGAACACAGGCGTAAATCGCACAAGAGTTTCTAATGCTCGTCGCCGGGCTTTCCGCACTGCGGTGAAGAATCGTTATCGCAGAAAGTCGGCTGGAGGCGGTGGTGGCTGATGTCAACCGTCTTATTTGATTCCATAAAAGTGCAGGCAAAGGTTACAGATTCTGTACTTGTTGGTTTCTCTGGTGGCAAGGACAGCATAGTAACCCTTGACCTGTGCTTCCGTTATTTCAAACGGGTTCAACCGTTTTTTATGTATATTGTTCCGGATCTTTCATTTCAAGCACATATAATTTCATGGTATGAAAATAAATATCAGACAAAAATTATATGTGCCCCCCACTTTGATACATCCACATTCTTCCGATATGGATCCTTTTGTATGGCAGATGATACCGTACCGATAATTTCAATTAATGATATTTATCATTGGTTGCGAGTTAAAACTGGAATTTGGTGGATTGCAGCAGGCGAGCGTGCATCTGATAGTATTGTGCGAAATGCGATGATAAAACATTCCGGCAGTATTGATGTAAAACGAGGCCGCCTATATCCTATTGCGTATTGGAAGAAAAAAGAAGTCATGCAGTACATCAAATATCATAAATTGAAGCTGGGTGCTGATAGTAAATTACTCAATTTCAGTTTTAAGTCATTGGATGGGCATGAGTTGAAAATGGTTAAAGATAATTTTCCAGAAGATTTCGAAAAAATCAAGCAGCTTTATCCGCTGTGTGAAGCCGCCGTAAGAAGGATTGAACACTATGGCAAAGAGTAAATATCAGAATTATGACACTGAAACAATCAGCAGAAAGCAGATTAAGAACGCGCCATATAACCCCCGAATTATGGACAAGGAATCAGCTAAGCGGCTCAAAAGAGCGATTCAAACGCATGGCCTTGTGTCTGCTCTTACTTGGAATAAGCGCACTGGAAATCTTGTAGGTGGCCATCAACGGCTGCAACAATTAGATGCTTTGGAAAAGTCAGATGATTATGAATTGACTGTTTGTGTCGTTGATGTTGACGAGCGCGAAGAAGCGGCTTTAAATGTTGAACTTAACAACCCGTCCATGCAGGGTGACTGGGATTTAGACAAGCTGGCACAGCTTTCTGAAAACTTTAGCCTTGACTTGACTAGTGATCTTGGATTCACTGAAACTGATGTGGATATGATGTTTGATGGAGACGAGCGTTTCTCTAATTTATATGATACACCAGAAGCAACAGAGACAAAAGAAAAGATTGATGATGTGCATAATGCGCGTAAAGAGTCAGTGGAAGCTTTAAAAGAACGCAATAGCATTAATTTTTATGCAGTAATAGTGTTTGAAAACGAAAAAGACAGAGAAGACTTTTTCAAATCAATCTCTGTCCCAAAATTTGAAGAATATATTACTGCTGACCAAGTCCGTAGGTTATCGCGTTAAGCATGTTTGGAATTTCGCTATCTGGTATATTGTCAGGTATATCTTGCGGTTCAAAATCCGTTTCCCACAAAGACAATTTGCCTTTGACTGGAACTGGCTTAATGAATCCTATTTTTTCAAAAATCCATGCGTAACTTTTTGTGTCTGGCATTTGTGTCATTGCCGCTGGTTTTAAGTGTTTTCGCTGAAAAGGTTGAATATCTATTAGATCTCCAACCAGCAGTGCATATCCTGGTATTGTACCACGAATTTTTTTATTTGTAGTACATAAACAAATTGGCCCACGATAATTAGTTTTCCATGTCCGGCATTCTATAGTTTTTCTTCCGGCGATAAATTCTTCCATCCAGTCAGGCTTGATTGATAATGCCTTCACCATGCATTCCCTTCTTTACATTCTTATAATTAATTATACCACAAATTTCATAAAAAATCAATAAAAAGAAAGGATGGCGGTTGTCATAAGTGACAGAAAAAAGCAAAACAAAAACCTAATACCAATAAACGACCGCCCTCCTGAAGAGGCAAGGGCGATCCGTTCAAAAGGTGGAATTGCAAGCGGAATAAAAAAGCGGAAAAAGAAAAGCATGAAAGAGGCTGTAGAATCAGTTCTCAGTTTGAAAGCGCCTGACAAAATGAAAGCCGAACTAAAAAGAATGGGCTTTAAAAACGAGGACTGTATCAATCAAACAATTATGGTGTTGCAGGTTTTTCAAGCGGCGTGTAAAGGCGATATTCGGGCAGCCGAATTTATGCGAGATACCGGCGGAGAAGCGCCAGGGCAGCAACAAAAAGAAGAAGACGGGAGCGTGCAAATAATTGACGACGTGTAGGCTATCAGAAGTTATGTCCCCTGCTTTTTATGATGTACACAAAAAAATTAGATCTGGTGAAATACACGAAGACTTAGAAAAAGGTGGACGTGGCGGCGCAAAGTCGTCTTTTATTTCACTTGAAATTCCAATGTTGCTGATTAAGCATCCGAATGTGCACGCGGCTGTGTTTAGAAAAGTCGGAAATACCTTGCGAAATTCCGTATATGCCCAATGCGTATGGGCTATCGCTGAATTGGGGCTGATGAAACATTTTAAATGCACAACTAGTCCTATGGAAATTACATATCTTGATACGGGCCAAAAGATTATGTTTTTTGGCCTTGATGATCCCGGAAAAGTAAAATCAATTAAAGTGCCGTTTGGCTATATTGGTATATTGTGGTTTGAAGAATTGGATCAATACTCTGGCCCGGAAGAAATTCGTAATGTTGAGCAATCAATTTTACGTGGTGGCGAACTTGCTTTTGAATTCAAGTCATTCAATCCACCTGCAATGGCACGAAATTGGGCAAACCGGTATGCGCTGAAGAAACGCCCGGGCAAACTGATACACCATAGCACCTATCTTACGACTCCTCCTGAATGGCTGGGGCCGAAATTTTTAGATGATGCAGAATATTTGAAAGCTACAAATGAAACCGCATATCGGCATGAATATTTGGGCGAAGTTGTCGGTACTGGAACCGCTGTGTTTGATAATATTCATGAAAAATCTATGTCGCTTGAAGAAACGCTTAACTTTGACCGGCTGTATTATGGTGTTGACTGGGGCTGGTACCCTGATCCGTGGGCATACAATGCAATGCATTACGATGCGGCACGGCGGAATCTGTACATTTTTGATGAACTTACTCGAAAAAAGACAAGTAATCAGGAAACAGCAAATTTATTAATTAAACGGCATGTAAATGGCCTGATTATTGCTGACTCGGCAGAAGAAAAATCTGTTGGGGATTATAAAGCATTCGGCTTGTTATGCCGTGGCGCTGAAAAAGGACCCGGCAGCGTTGCATATGGTACAAAGTGGCTGCAGTCACTTCATGCAATCTATATTGACCCCGAGCGTTGTCCAGATACATTCAAAGAGTTTTCAGAGTATGAGTATGAGCGGGATAAAAACGGTGATATTATGCCGGGCTATCCTGATTTAAACAACCATCACATAGACGCAGTGCGGTATGCGCTTGAACCTGTGTGGAAACGCAAAGGCAGGTGATAATTATAATTCCAGTATCAGTTATTAGCGAAGCGCTGGGTAGCCCAATGGACACTTCCGATGAAATGGTTAATAAAATTACATTATGGAAAAACATGTTTGAGGACAAGTCTCCATGGCTTGTAGAAGAAAATTCTGCTGCACGAAGTACAGGGCTGCCGAGTGCGATTGCTTCTGAACTTGCACGGCTCACAACGATTGAATGTAAAATCTCTGTGACCGGTTCTGGTCGGGCAACATATATAGATCAGGTGCTTGAACCGTTGCGGGACAAATTACGGAATAGGCTTGAATATGGGCTTGCTGAAGGTGGTTTGATTTTCAAGCCATATGTCAGTGCAGGCAATATCTATATTGACTGTGCCCGGCAGGACAGCTTCTATCCAATCGCATTTGACGATTCGCACAGTTTGTCTGCTGTTGTATTTGTGCAGACATTGACGCGTGGCAATATGATTTACACAAAGCTCGAATATCATCATATGGAAGCTGATGGCTGTCATATTGAAAATAAGGCATTTTCTAAAAATACACTTGCAAAGTCAGCTGAAATTTTAGGGCAGCCCTGCAGTTTATCAGATATTCCCGAGTGGGCTGATGTTCAACCGGAAGCAATTCTAAAAGATGCAACTAAATTGCTATTAGGCTATTTCCGCATGCCTGCAGCGAATACATCCGATGCAGATAGTCAGCTTGGCACATCTTGCTATTCACGTGCTGTTCCAATTATTCGGCAGGCAGATGAACAATGGGGCCGCATTTTGTGGGAATATGAGGGTTCAGAACTTGCGGTACATGCAGACGAGAGCATGTTTAAACGCATTGATGGAACGGTGGAGATTCCAAAAGGCTATGAGCGGCTATATCGTAATATTCCGGGCCTTGATGATGATAAAAAGATGGATACATTCTCCCCTGCTATTCGCGACGCATCGCTATTTAATGGCATGAACGAAATATTACGTCGGATTGAATTCACTTGCGGATTAGCATATGGTACGTTGTCAAACGTGCAGGATGTTCCACAAACGGCAACACAGATAAACGCATCAAAGCAGCGTAGTTACAGTACTGTTAAAGATATTCAGAAATCGTTACAGAATGCGCTTGATGACCTGATTCAAGCTATCGATTATTGGGTAACAGCAGCGGATGAAATTAACATCGCGCCGGGTACATACCAGACCGCATATGACTGGGACGATTCAATTGTGAACGAGCCATCACAGGAAAAGCAAATGTTCTGGCAATACGTTGTTGCGGGCAAGTTTCCATTTTGGGCTTATCTGGTTAAATTTGAAGGGTATACAGAAAAAGATGCAAAAGCAATTTCAAGTGAGGCACAAGAAGCAATGGCAGAAATAAAGCCGGAAGAGGGCGCTTAAATATGCTAACCCCTGACTACTTAGATCATTGCACCGACGATGTCGTTGAATTATGCAGCAAGCTTGAAAATCAGATTGTCCGCGACATCACTCGGCGATTATTAAAGACCGGACATATGACCAATACGGCAGCATATCAGGCAGCTATTGCACAACAGTCAGGTTTGCTATATGCAGACATTATACAGCGGGTGTCAAAACTGTCTGGACTATCTGCAAGACAAGTTCGGGCAATGTTTGAAGATGCAGAAACCGCTTGCATTGCAGCCGATAATCGGATTTATATTGCCGCAGGATTGAAACCCGCTGTGAAATTATCGCCTGTCATTTATAGGCAGCTGAAAGCCGCTGCTAAGAAAACATCTGGACATTTACAAAATTTAACTATGACAACAGCGAGCACCTCACAATCGGCATATATACAAGCTGCCACAATGGTTGAAATGCAAGTGGAAAGTGGCGCATTTGATTACAATACGGCCATACGAATGGCTGTTAAACAGGTAGCACAGACTGGATGTACAGTTTCTTATCCGTCTGGGCATATTGACAAGATAGATGTTGCTATTCGCCGCGCTGGCCTTACAGGTGTGAATCAAAATATGGCTGAGCTTACTCTTTCTTATGCCGATGAAATGGGCGCGAATCTAGTACGAACAACCGCGCATTCGGGTGCACGCCCATCTCATGCAGTATGGCAGGGCAGAGTATTCAGCCGGTCGGGGAAAAGCGATAAATATCCAGACTTTGTCGAGTCAACCGGATATGGTACAGGTCCGGGCCTGTGTGGCTGGAACTGTCGGCATTCTTTTGGGCCATACCTTCCGGGAATTTCACCCGAGATATATTTACAAAAAGATTTAAACCGCATGAATCATGCAACCGTAACTTATGGTGGGGAAAAAATCAAGTATTATGATGCAACGCAGATGCAGCGCAGCATGGAACGTAAAATCAGAGCTACAAAACGAGAGTTAGCGGCTTATGATGAAGCTGGATTCAAAGATGATTTTGCTGCAGCATCTGCAAAACTGAAAGCACAACGAGATGGGTTGAATGATTTTTGCAAACAGACAAAGCTATTACGGCAGAATGAGCGTGAGCAGGTTTTGGGGTATTCGCATAGTCAGGCCGCTAAGGCTGTTTGGGCATTTAGGAGGTAGTAAGATGAAAACCGTTATTATCAGTGATAAACCTTATGGAAAATGGTTATCAGAATCACTTTCAAAACTTGATAAGATGAATATAGAATCATTTGCAATTATTGGGCTAACAGATAATCATGAGACAGTAACAGGATATTATAATTGTGATGTGAGTGATAAAGCTGTAATGGCAACAAATATTCATGCCGACGCATTATATGATACCGTAATTGCTAATGCTGATCAGATCGTAAAGGCCGCGGAGGAACAAAACGAAGATAATAAAGAGCAAGATGAATAATTTTATATGTCCTTAGCATGACATTAAACCGCTTGCTTTTTTATTGCAAAATTGCCCCACCTGCCGGGCTTAAACAGCAGGGCATCAGGTGACAGCGACCACCTAAAACGCTTAGATGTGGAGGAATGTATATGACAAAAGATGAATTGAAAGAAATTGGCCTGACTGACGAGCAAGTGAGTAAAGTCTTTGCAATGCATGGCAAAGAAATTAACAAGCTCAGGGACAATATTACGGATCTCAAAAATTCAGAGACGGGCCTTAAAAATGACCTTGCGGACCGAGACAGCGAAATTTCTGATTTGAAAAAGTTAGATGCTCAAGGAGTTAAGAAAAAGTATGATGATCTGAAAACTGAGTACGACAATTACAAAGCAGATGTAGAGAAAAAGAGTGCTCAGCAAGAGTATAACGACCGCCGCAGCGCATTTTTTAAAGATACACAGTTCACGGATGATTATACAAGGCGTGGCATCTTGTCCGAATTTGATGAAAAGAAATTTCCCTATTCGGATAAGGATAACACCTTTACCGGTGCTAAAGAATGGCTAGAAGAAGTTAAAAAGGCTTCCCCTACATCATTCAAAAACGCTTCTGGTGGTACCCCCCGCATTGTAACTCCCGGTGGTAAGGAACCGCCAAAGCCTGTTACAGCAGAAGAATTCGCAAAGATGAAGTTCGCAGACAAAATTAAATTTAAACAGGAAAATCCAGACGGCTATGAAGCATTAAAGAGCGCGCCGCCTGTACAACCTAAACAGGAGTGATAATTTATGGCAGAAACAATTTTTGGTCTTCCCTTTGACCGTGAAATTTTTATTGACACATGGAATGCTGAACCAGATCCAACCAAAACAGCGATGATTAACAGCGGTGCGGTTGTTTCGGATGGCGTAATTGCAGAAAAAGCAGCTACCGGCAGTGATACTTTTACCGTTCCTTTTTATCATACATTGACTGGAACGCCGGGAAACTATGATGGTACTACCGATATTACAACAGCAGAGATCTCCGGCGATAGTCAGACCTGCGTTGCTTTTGGACGCACACAGGGATTTTCTTCCCGAGACTTTACTTATGCACTTAACAGTGCTGATCCGATGGGATTCATTACGTCCAGTGTGGCAAAATTTTGGAATAAAAACGACCAAACAGAATTGCTTGGTATTCTATCAGCTATTTTCGGAATTACTGGCGCATCTGGTAACGCAAAGAAATGGCATGATAATCATACCGTGAATCTTTGCTCTGATACAGCAACGCCCTATACGATTGGTGCGGCTGATCTTAACAACCTTGCAACGCAGGCAATGGGGGACCAGAAAGACCAGTTTGGACTTGTAATTATGCACTCCAATGTTGCACGCACGCTGGAGAATATGAAATTACTCGAATTTTGGAAACAGACTGATGCAAATGGTATTGAACGCCCGCTGAAACTTGCAAGTTGCAATGGATATACTGTTGTCATTGATGATTGTGTACCTACTGAGGTTGTTGGTGGTACAGACGCAAATCAGAACCTGATTAAATACACGACCTATCTTTTAGGTAACGGTTGCATCCGTACCGCGAAAGCAAAAATGAAGTCTCCACAGGTCGAGCCTTGGAGAGATCCAGCTAAAAACGGTGGTACAGATTTGCTATACACGCGCGTTCGTGAGGTTATTCATCCGAATGGATTTAGCTTTACTCCCCCTGCTACCGGATATAGTGAATCCCCAACACCCGCGCAGCTTTCTAATACCGCAAACTGGGCGATTAAGTTCGACCCGAAAGCAATTCCAATGGCGGCATTAATTACTAATGGCTGAGGTGATTTGATTGTATGCAACTTATGAGGACTATACGGGCACCTACTATGGCACTCTGATTGCAGAAGCAGAATGGAATAGGTACGAGCAGGAAGCGGCGGCATACGTTGACAGATTGACGTATGACCGCCTAATTTCTTACCCAGAAAAAGTTACAGACCGTGTGAAAAAGGCTGTCTGCGCCGTTGCAGATGCGCTGAAACAGCAGGATGATGCTGAAGCAGAGGCAAACAAGCATCTGGGCATTAATTCATTCAGCAATTCTGGATATAGCGAAAGTTATAGCAGCCCGCAATCTATTCAAAGCCATTATGATAGCCAAAAATTAGATGCAGTTGATTTGTGGCTGCCACGTAGTGATCCATTGCGCTATGCGGGGGTGTATGACGAATGATGATGGCTAATGAAGTTGCAACTTATTATCGTATGGAAGACGGGGAAAGCATATCAAAGATAATGCTGAACGGTATCACTTGGCATGAAACTTCTGTATCTGCCACTACTGATAAAGGGTTACAAATCAACAAAGAAGTTGTCGTGCGCATTCCTCCCGAAAGCATGCCGGGAGACTTTATTCCAAAAGCAGATGATATGATGGTTCATGGTGTATGCAATCTTGACGTTGGTTGTTCAGATGTATCGCTTATTTCATCCGGTGCAGTAATAGTAAAGTCAACTGCAGATAATACACATGGACTTGGCGCTCATTGGGAATTGGAGGCAGTTTAATGGCAAATGTAAGCGTTCATCTTAATTTACCAGACGCTGCAAAGATCATCACATCCCGCGGACTGCAGGATAAAGGGCCAGTACAGCGTGGACTTGCACAGATTGTGAAAGATACATGCGAGCCTTATGTTCCGATGCGGTCTGGCGCATTGAAAAATACTGCTAAAGTACAAGAGGATGGCGTGCTGTATGAACAGCCTTACGC